GCCGCCAATCTTCCAAATCGCGCACGATTGCCATTTGTGGATGATTGTTCAAACACAATATCCAATAATATGGAAATGCTTTTTGGATATTCAATGTCCACCATTCCGAATTTTCCGAGTTTAATTTTTTGATCTTGCATGTTTCCTCCTTAGCAAGTTTGATATTATTACGGTGTAAAGGTAGATCTAACAACACCACCATAACATTCACCGGTCAAACTGATTGAATCCGGATCCCCTTCTGATACTTGATATGTTAGTAGACATTTGGATAACGTGGCGCGATGTCCAACGGTTTCCGCACCAACGGCCGTTTTATCAACATCAAATTCAATATCAACCAAGAATTGTTCATAACCATTTCCACCGGTTGAAACATATGATGATGCGTTTCCAGTTTTCATGATGAAATCGATGATGGAATCATCCGTGGCGCTTGTCAATTCGCGAAAATGAACGGTAAATGAAAAAGATATTACTGGATCATCGGCCTTTCGAAGTCCTACAATTGTCCCTCTATCACGTATTACAACGCGATCGGCTTTTTCTTCCGTATAGGTGAAATCGCCATTTTCATATGCGACAGTATACACATTTTCGGTTGGTGATGTTGCATCCTTGATTTTGATGGTTCCGTCGCGACGTACCGCAACACTAGTAGATTCAGCCATAAAGACCTCCAATATATTAATTTATAGGTAGATAATGATATGCATCGTAGAACGATGATGAAAAATAATATTCGCCACTGTCCGATATTTCGCGTTGTGCGTTGATAAATCGGAAATGGGTGTTGTTATATAAATCCGTGTCGGTGCGGTCCAAAATTGCTTTGATTATGGATTGTTCTTTGTCCAATAAATTATCATAATCGGCATTTTGTGACAATGGACGAACACGATATGAAAAACGAACTTCAATTTGTGTGATACATTCCACACCTTCGGATGGTCTTTGGCGACCTGAAACGGCGGATGTAGCATTGGCACCAACCGCAAAAGCCAAATGTGCGACGGTTTGTTGTGTTTTTCCAAACATCAAAATGGGAAATGTAGAACGACGAAAACCACCGCCGGATATTCCGGTTACGGCATCGGCTACATTATCTTGAATATTGGAAACACTGATTGTTGACATTATCTCATCCCAAACCGACGATAAAACGCGCGCGGTGGATCAGATAGATATATTTGAGAAACACCACCGGTTCTTTCATATGGATCATCCATAACGCCATCTTCATCTTCATCATAACGAAAATTCATTGATGAAAATGTTCTTTCAAACGCTCGTTCATGTTCCCTTGCAAGATCCAAATAACGTCCTTCACTTTGTCCGAGTGCGGAATGGAGAGCGCGCCAAATAATCGATAAACAAAGATTCAAATGTGGTTCCCTCAAAGCATGTGGATCCATAATCAAATAAGGCAATCGTCCAGCAATTCGAATTCTATTCAACACTTGAAACCAAGATTCATCAATCCACTTTTGCCACGATGTTTCATCACTTGGAAGTAGATTGGCTAAATCCGGATATAATGTTGTTAAATCAATATCTGATATCACTGGATAAATTGGCGATAAACAAATATAAGCTGGACGTTTGAAGGTGTATTGGGTTGAACCAATGGTGATTTTCCACGTCTCCATCCATCCTTCGGATAATGTTGTGGTTTCGGGTACTTGTGAAGCGGCGATGGTGTATTGCGCCGAACTATCAACCTTGTTAACGGTCACATCTTCCAATATAAACCGGCCCGTTTGATCTTGTAAAGAATATAAACCGGATGTGAAATCAATTTTATTTCCATCACGGTATACATCCAATGATACCAATTGTGTTTTGGCTCGTTGAATCAATTGTGGCGCTCTTATACGTGGCGCGTATGGTGTTGATAATTCGGGCATATTTCACCAATTAGGCTTTGATTACAAGTTTCCAATCACTTCCATCACAAACAACTATTGCGCCTTCTTCCGCGGCGATTGTGGCGATTGTGGAAGCACCATCATCTTTTACGGTTAAGGCATATGAAGCGGATTCATTTTTGATGAAAAACACGGATCCATCTTTTTCAGCTGGAAGTATTACATCACGGGCCGCATCTGGATCCAAAACTTGAAACATTGATGATTTATAATCCAATGTTTTATTGGCGGTGATGGATTCAACATTAACACCGTTTTTGAATTGAAAATGTCTAGCTACTTTGAAAGCTTGACTTGAGTTATAAGAATTTGCCATTACTATATCCTTTGGTTGTGGTTAGATATTCTCTATTTCTTTTTAGAGTCATGACGATTGGCGATTTTTTCCGCGGTTTGTCTTGCCTCCGAATAATTGATTTTTGGATTTTGTTTGATTATACGTTTGGCCATATTTTGGACGGCCTGATATTTTTTGTCATATTCTGTTTTTTTCATGCTTTCTTCTTTGTTGCTTTGGCAACGGGTTTTTTAGTATTATACAACAAATCTTTCGCTTTTTTCATATTTTCCAATTTCTTTTCTTCAATCTCGATTTGTTTTTGAACGTGTGGAATATGTCCCCTTTGCGCGTTTCTTTCAATCCTTCTTTCCTGGCGTTCAATAAATACATCTAAAACATCGGAATCCGGTTGTGGTAGTACTGCATTATCCAATAAATCTTTTCGCCATTCATCAAACGCGACGTGGTCAAAATTCCAAATGACACGATTTCCAATTACTTTTGGCGTGGCCCAAATTTCCTTGTATATAAATCCACCAAATCGAGATGGAAACCTTTGTTGATATCCAAATTCCAAATCCAAGATTTCAAATCCATTGTCCATCATTTGAACACGGGCCATTGTACTATCCGCGCCACGGCCATTTTGGACCATTCGCACGGCATTACAACCGGCTAAATCTTTCAATTGTCGAAATGTTGGAAGCCAATAATGTTCACCATCCGCCATTTCAACACATTCCCAACATGACATTGGATGATGCATCAACCAAAACGGTTGATTGGGTTTTTCGGGTATTGCTGTTTGTTTGGTGGCTTGGTAGCCGGTCCATGGTTGATTTTGCATGTTTCCTCCTTGCAAATATAAAAATAAAAAATCGGATAGGCCCCAACCAAAAAGATGGTTGGGGAAAAGGAGGAAATCCCCCAACCGATCCGATAAATGAAATCAGATATTACGCGTCTGTTTCAATAAGTACACCACGCGCTTGTTCTACGATACCAGCGCCACAATATGCGGTTCCGATAATCTCTGTAAGACCTTTGGACGCGTCACGTTGATATTCAACAACGATTGGTGTTCCAGCCGGTCTAACTTCACCACCAGCGCCAACCATTGGAGCCGGTGTTCCGATTGCGTAGGCGATTGCGCCAGCGCTGAACATAGCGCCTTGCTTATTTCCAGCGGATTCCGCAACATAAGATGATTTATGGATTTGTACCCCTAGGAAATCACCCACATAACCTTGTCCCATCATTTTGAGCATGTCATGTGTTGCTGGATTGAAAGCGATGGCGTTAGCGGCTTCATTTCGGATACTTGCTTGTAAATCAGCCACCTGACGGGGATGAAGAACCGCAAATATTTGGTTTGGATTGTTAGCCAATTCCAATTGAAAAACGGCATCTAGGAAATCATCAATGGACATATCAACACCGGATGTTCCAACGGATGATGAAAAAGAACCAAATGAAGCGGTTACCAATTCCATAAAACGAGCCTCAAAAGCGCCAACCATTGATTCCGCCAATCTGAAAGGCGAAAGATCCGCGCCAAGTCCGGACAAATTCGCTAAATCGGTCATATCATATCGTAGTGCTTGACGTGCTACGGTAATTGTAGCGGTTGATGCTTCTAATTGTGATGCAGTTACATCAGCACCATCGGAAGCGCTAGCCATTGCCGCATAACCATCCAAACCAGCAAAACGCAATGTGATAGCATCGGAACCAATATTGGCAACATCGCCAGCAAACAACAAAGCGCCGGATTGACGGATTGATGCGTTATCAGCCAAAAGTGCGCGAACTTCGGCTTCTATCATGGCGGCCAAACGTAGTCCACCACCTTCCAAGCCGGAATAATCTAAATCTATAAGAGCCATTTTTTTTATACCTCAAAATGTAAAATGTGAAAAAGTGAAAAAATAAATCCGTGGTTTTCACTGTTAACCGGTGTGACCGTTCCCACATATATAATATATTATGATATATTACCACAATATGATATCATGATATCAAAAAAATAACCCATTACAAAGGAAAAAAAATGGCTACAAATCTAACATCCGCGAATACATTTCCATATATTTATGTCGTTTCGGTTGGTACAACCTGGAATGAAATCCAATTACCCGTTGGCGCCAAACGTGTCACCATCGGTTCATCATCGGCTTTGTATGTTGGCCAAAATGGCGCTTCGGATTCCGGTGCGGTTGGTACACACAAAGCGTTTGTCACGTCCAATAATTATTTGGAATTGGAATTGAAAAACGATACACAACGATCAACAAGTATCTTTGTAGCTGCTCAAAGTGGAACCGCCAGTGTATCCATAATATTGGAATAATATAACATTTCATAACATCGCGATAAGGAGGAACACATGGCGCGGTTATTATATTCTGATGGAATATCGGTTTTAAAACAACTTGACATTTCCAACCAAATCGATGGTAACACATCAACATTCATCACACCGGAATCGATTGATCAATCATCATTACGTGTATACTATAACGGTATTAGACAAAGTCCAAATGACATATCATTCAATTCATCAACATCTTTTTCTTTATCCTTCACACCACAAATCGGTGATTATCTATTTATTGATTATGTGGTTGGATAATCTTTTTTCTTACCCTCAAAAATAGGAGTCTTTCATGGCTGTTCAAATTACCGGTTCACAAATTAAAAACAGTGAAATCGGATCAAGTAAATTACAAGATAACGCGGTCACCACCGCAAAAATATCCGATTCCAATGTGACATCGGCAAAAATCGCATCAAGTGCAATTACATCGGCGAAAATCGCCACCGGTGCTTTGAATAACACGGCATTTTTCGCCAATAGTGTTATCACCGCGGCCAAAATCGATTTGACCGGAACATTCAATTTTGGATCCGGAACATTGCAAGCGGCTACACCGTCAAATGCTTCCGATGTTGCTACAAAAAACTATGTTGATAGTGCGGTATCATCGGACATATATTGGAAGGAACCATGCCGTGTTGCTACAATCGAAAATATTGATCTTTCAAGCGCGCCGGCTTCAATCGATGGTGTGACACTTGCAAATGATGACCGTGTACTTGTAAAGGACCAAACAACACAATCACAAAATGGTGTTTATGTTTTCGCTGGAAGTGGATCGGCGATGTCAAGATCATCGGATTGTGACTCGGCGGCGGAATTGAACGGCGCGGCGGTATTTGTTAAGGAAGGTTCAACAAGTGCGGATCAAGGTTTTACACAAACCGGTGAAATCGTTACATTGGGAACAAACAATGTTGTTTGGGTTCAATTCACTGGATTGGGCCAAATCACCGCTGGCGATGGTCTTTCCAAGTCTGGAAACACGTTAAGCGTCGATGTTGGCGATGGTATGTCAACAAGCGGTGGTCAATTGGTTGTTAGTAATGGCGCGGCTTTAGATTTCAACGCCGGCGATCTTGATGTCCAAGTTGATGATTCTTCCATCGAAGTGAATGGATCAAATCAATTACAAGTGAAAGCGAATGGAATCACCACATCAATGATTGGAACAAATCAAGTAACTGGAAATGAAATCGCCGGATTAACCGTTGGCACGGCGAACCTAGCCGATTCATCTGTGACATCAGCGAAATTAGGGGCTTCCAGTGTTTCCGCGGTTAAGATTGCATCAAACGCGGTTACATCCGACAAAATCCAATCAAACGCGGTTACGGAATCAAAAATTGCTACATCGGTAGCCGGTGATGGTTTATCCGGTGGAAATGGAAGCGCTTTGGCCGTTCAGGTTGATGATACTGGAATTGAAATCGCTAGTAACACATTGCAATTGAAAAACCTTGGTGTTTCAACCGCAAAAATTCAAGATTCAGCTATTACAACGGCGAAAATTTTGGACCTCAATATAACCGGTGGAAAATTAGCCAATAACGTAGCCGGCGCCGGTCTACGAAAAGACCCGTCAAATAATTTGGAAGTGAATTGTGGCGATGGATTGGATTTCAATGGCGATGAATTGGAAGTCCAATTGGGTCAAGGTTTGGGATTCGCACCGGATGGTGTTATCGAACCTGAAGTGGATGATGCAACAATCGAAATCGATGGTGTTTCAAATGAAATCCAAGTTAAGGATCTTGGAATTACATCCGGAAAATTGGCGGATGGAAGTGTTCAAACCGCAAAAATCGGTGATGATCAAGTCACATTCGCCAAGGTTGGATGGAGAATGTACCAAGAACTTTCAACAATATCCGGATCATCAACCACCACCATCGATTTGGCCCGCGCTTTGGATCCCAATGCGGTTAATGGTGTTATGGTTTATAAAAACGGTTTGGCGATGTTGAATCAAACCGCTTTGAGTGGAACCGCCGCAAATAGCGATGAATTCAGTGTTTCCGCTGATGGTGGCGCCGGATCCGTCGGACGTTTGACATTTGGAGCTGCTTTGGCTGATTCGGATTCCATTTTGATTTGGTATTTGACATAATCAAAATTATTTCAAAATAATTGTATTAAAACCACCGTGTCACATCGGTGGTTTTTTTATTGGTGTAAAATAAATCTTATTATATTGTAAAAATATACTTGACATCAATATTAGAATAGTTTAAATATTAATTACTAACCAATCAACAAAAGGAAAAAACAATGACTATCAAACAAATAGAAAATAAAATTATTCAATTACTCACAAAAGAATTAAATATCAAATGTGATGATTTTGATTTTACCTATATAAGTGAAACAAATTTTTCTATCTCACTATGTGATGAAAATTATCCATCGCGTGATGAAAAAGAAATGTGGAAAATAATCAATTATATCCAAGATTCAAAAATTGGTGTTTATCAATCTTGTGAAGTAGTAAATGATGAAGATGGATATATTGGATGTTTCGCATATTTCAACACAATCAAATAAATAATCTAACTAACACCGGCGGTTGAAAAACCGCCACAATCTAACCAATCAACCAAAGGAAAAAACAATGACTTTATTATTTAAATACAAAGGATTTTCAATATATCAATCAAATGTAAAAGTCCAATTCGGAAATGGTGAAATCGTTTCATTATTTGAAATCCAAAATGAAAATGGAAATATCATCCATCGTCCATCACAATGGGGTGATTATTGTTATACAAAATCAAAAGCAAAATCAATTATCAATACATTCTTATCTTACTAACCAATCAACCAAAGGAAAAAACAATGACTCAAACATATAAAATAATGTATACAAGCGGTGTAACTTGGGAATATACTGGAACACTAATCGGTGCCAAAAGAATAGCCACAAAACACCAAACATTTGAACAATTCCAAACACTATCTAACATAGTTATATTTGATGAAAATGGCAAAATCGTAGCATATAAAAACCAATACAATTGGATCAAACAATAATCTAACCAATCAACCAAAGGAAAAAACAATGAATACACAAAACATTGAAAAAAGATATATTCTTATTACATTCTATAATTCCAATTCAATCATATTGATGGTGAATGATTTTGCAATGGATTATATCATCGCAAATTCACACGAAATTGAAACAATGGAATATGTTGATCTAGTTATTCCAGCCGAATAACATTCCACCAAATCAAACCAAAAGCCATCCACATCCGGATGGCTTTTTTTATTCTTCAATTGGATTGATTCCCATTGTATCTTCATTCAATTGGTTATCCACTTCTTTCCATTGCCGTAGTAATTCACCATATACGCGGTCCTTTGAATATCCCAAATTACGTGCGAAAACAATAGCTATGAATATACCCATCATGAAAATATTGGCCGCCGGTTCACCTTGTTGATCAAGATCGTAGGCATACCACAATAATTTTTTTATATTGGCTTCCATACCTACTTCCGTTTTTTCGTGGTTTTCTTTTTCTTCTTTGCCATTGATAGCGCCATCGCTACGGCTTGTTTTCGTGGTTTTCCTTCTTTTCGGATTTTGCTGATTTTTTTTCCGATGGCGGATTTCTTATAAGATTTTGGCATGGTGTTCCCTCAATTGATCTAATCGCTTCCATCATTATATCATTAAATTCCAAATTCCAGTATTCGGAAATATCATGACAAAGTTTCCACAATCGTTTGGGCCGTGGATTGGATGGTGTATATTTCCAACGACATAACGTACCATGATGATATCCAAGGTTGTGAAAATGTTTCCAACATCCACCCATATATATATCAAAAAATTCTTTCATCCATTCACAATTTCATCCATCGCTTCCATCAAAACATCCTGGAAATCCAATTTGTTTTTGGCGGCCACTGCTCTACAAACACATATCAACAAATACATATCCGGATCATTGATCTTGTATTTCCAACGGCGAATGGTGTGTGTTGCTACACCACTACGTCTTGAAATGATATGGACTTGTCCACGGAAATATTTTTTATGGAACCGTTCCATCAATATTTCGTGGTTGGTTTTGATCCGGATTGTTTGAACCAAGCTTGGCGGATAGCATCACGATTTTGTTTGTAAAAATCCGGATCCGTCAAACCTCTTGAAAGTATATCCTTTTGTGTTTCTGTGTTGTTTGATTGTACGGTTTTCGCGTTGGTTTTTGGCGGTGTTTTTGGTTGTGGTGTCTCTTTGGTAGTCTCCACATTTTCAACCGGTGTATTTTCCATTTTTGGCGGTTCATTGGATTGGAAATGTGAACGAAGGAATGATGGCGCATTTTCCGGATTTTCCTTCAATCCCTTCATCCAATCACCAAATGATTCATCCGTGTTTGATCGTTGATATTGCCATTCTAACGCATCGCGAACATCCGGATCTTGTATCCCCAATTCAGCGATGGCGGAATGTCTTTCATACTTCGTATTGGCGTTTGATAACTCATCTTTCAACGTGTATATTTGTTCAGTGAGACTATCAACCGTTTTGAGTTTTTCGCTGGCCTGAATCAATTGTTCGTTCATTTCCTCCACTTTGGTTTCCGCTTCACGCGCTCGTTTTGCGTATTTGGATATCTTCTCTTGAATCAATCCATCTACTTGTTCTTTGGCGATGTATTCAACACCATCAATCATTTTGGTTTCCATGGTTTCCTCCTTTGGAAAGTTAAATTAAAAATAAGGCTTTTTGTCTTTGGATTTCACGTATTTTTTCCGCGGCTTCTTCTTCATTCAAATCCGGATATAATTCCATCATTGCATCAATAGGTGCGATCAAATTGGTGGCCAATTTTTCTTTGATATCGGCGCGTTGTTCTCTCTTTTCCTCCACCGATAGTCCAATCCTAGCATAACGTATTTTGTAACCGGATTCAGGCAAATCATAACCCAAAAACCGATTGGCCATCATTGCGGCTAATGATAATGTCATTTGATCCCCACGTTCAAATGATGGTTTATATCGCGCTTGGGCTTCTCTCATTGATTCCTTGGATACGGCTATGGCGTAACCGCTACGGGGGTCACCTGAAAGTCTTTCGATATCGCCGGGGTTTATTCCAGCCATTTGCGCCACTTTTCGTTCGTATTGTATCACCGCTTCTAATACGGATGATGGATCACCACCTGGTTGGAATTGTCCAATCATCGGTTGGCCAACATTATCCGGATCTTGTGTAAATACTAGAATGGAAGCGGGATCCGTGGAAATGGCGGCTCGTTTTGCGGCCGTGTCTGTATCTCTGACATTCAATCCAGCCAATTGAAGTCCAGCAATATAGCGTTGTGGAAAGCCCGTATCACGCGTTAAATGTAGCCAATATGTATAAAGGGCGGCGGCTGTGAGGGAACCATAAACAACTTCCGCATTTTCAAAACTATTGAATAGTTTTCCAGTGATTTCAGCATGATAAATCGAGTACGGAATAACCGGTGAACCATTATCAAATCGGAATGGGTAATTATCACCATCCATTTCATTTTCCAAATATTCCGTGGTCCAATCCTCACCAAATCCACCATCGTTTTTCACTTCCATAATTTTCATTTTTGGATTTTTCATATCACGTAGATCAAAAACATCAGCGGTCCAAATCACTTCCTTGGATTCCGGATGATGTCTTAACCTCAATTCATATAGGAATCGGAGATGGTTTGGATCACCGGATGATGATTCACAATATATTAAATCCGGTGTAACTGGACGAAACAACAATCCATTGGAATCACTTATATCAACCCTCATGAACATTTCGCGACAACCGATTGTGAACATTTGAAATGATTGCATCATCGCCCAAAGGCCTGACTTATAAATCAATCCATCATCGCCCAAAAATCCTTCCATTTCTTGACGTGATGCATCCACACCAATCATCGGTGGTTCATTGTACAATGCCGATAATGATTTGGATGTGGCTTTGAATACATTGGATGACATATCACTAACACCCCACGAAGCGCGGCGCTCTCTTGATACGTGACGGGCCAATTCGGATTCTAAATCATCTTGCCACTGTCCACGCAACATGCGAACACGTAGAGCGTTATGTTCCCATCTTTCATTGGTTTCCATAGAAGGGGCGGCTGGTTTTGGGTTGAAATCTAACATCATAATATTTTCCTCTATCCTATTCTGAAGGATCCATGTATTGGTGATTGATATTTTATATCAATAATTGGGACTACGCTATAACGTAATGCATCAAGCGCATGTTTATGTTCCGAACGTGCATCCATAGAACCGCTTTTTTTCAATGTCCACCGTCGAAAAGAACGGATCAACGTTTCACAACGTGGATGGACCGTAAAACGGTTTTTCATCATTCTATCATGTAATAATTGACATCCGTAATAAACAGACCAACGCGGTTTGTGTGCGGTGTGAATTCTGAATGGCATGGTTCCTTGTGGATATTCCAACACATGTTCCAATGCACTTCTTAACATCGCATTTGACATCCGGCCGCCATGTCTACCACCGCGGTGTGCGATATCACCGGTCCACCGTGTGATCATGTTTGGTGTCAATCCATTACGCGATAACATCCGAAGAATAGCACGGGCATGTGTTTCAGCCATCGAGCGCTCATTTTGGTTTCCTCCACTATAATATTCATCAAGTACATATACATGTGGATTATCTGATTCTGTCATATCGATGGCGCAAAGAATAACAGCTTGCGCACCTGGTAATGAACCGTGATCGATTCCAATGGAAAATCTATAATCACCATCATTTGGACATGGCGCGTCCGATATCATTTCCTCACTAAAACATTCAAACACCAATCCATCAGGCCGTCCGGCTTCCCATGATCCTTCCAAACGGGCTTGGCGATCTAATGGCAAATATGTATCGGCTATGCGGTCAATGTCTTGTTGTGTTAGTAGCGCTCTACATCCCATCGGTGTGACATTCTCTACTGTCAACGCGGCCACAACATCATGTATTTTTCCATCGTCCACCATTTGTTTCAAATATCCGCAATCTTGTCCAATTGGTGTCATTGTCATGACCATCCTTCCACGTTTTCGAAGTAACCGCGCGGCCAATTCTCCAAAAATAGCCACGGGCGGCGGTTCATCGATCCAAACCATGTCAACCGTTCCTGAAGCTACACCCAATGTTCCTTGGTTGGTTGTTTTGATGCGCACCAAAGAACCGTTTTTGAATGATATTATCGGTGTTTTTCCTCTGAATCCTTTTCCAGGTAAATACTCACAACCATCCGCCAATTCAGCCGGTGGAATCAAATCATATATTTTTCCTTGCACGGTTTTGGATTGTTCCCACGAATGGACAATAACCCATATTTCCTTGGGTCCATCCGGTATATTTTTAAATGGATGTCTGTTCAATGCGTAATAAATCATTTCAGCAGCGCCGGCGGCCGTTTTTCCCAACTGGTTTCCAGCTCTGAAAAGAGTTATTGGTGCGGTCGATTGTAGGAAACGCAATTGTGGTTTGGTTGGTGTGAAGTACGCCAATGGATCCGCGGTTGTGACATCGCGCATTTTCAACAATGTTTTGGTGATATTAGCGATATTTATGTTCATTTTCCGGTGGTTCCACGTTGATTTCATATCCTTGTTTGATACACAATGTCATTGCAAATCTAGCATCTACATAACAATAAAAATATGTACCATCCGGTTGTTCCTTTCTACACCAAATTTTTTTTGATTTTTCCATGTATCCCCCTAATCCTTTGTATTTAATCTTATTACATTTCCACTTTCATGCGCTTCAATAACTTCTAATAATTCGTGTCGGATGATTGGCGGTAGATTGACAAAGGCATCAATCAACAATCGTTTGTGTTCATCCATCGACATTTCGCGTAACTCATCGCCGGCCGCTTCAATATATTCCAACATTTCATTGTGGACCTGTATATGTAATTTGTGAAAAGCTGGAAGTGAATGAACAACACGTTCAACACGTGCGGTTTCAATATCGTTTGATATCTCCATCAATTTCATCCGGCGAAATAAAATTGGATCGTCCGGAATATTGGATGATGTGATTTGGACCGGATTGGAATTTTGAACGGTTGATTGTTTTTCCTGGTCTTTCTTTTTTCCAGTTTTGATTGTTCGCGAAATTGTAGATTTGGAAACACCATATTTTTTTGAAAGTGCATCCATCGAAATATTATTGGATTCATATTCATGAAGGATTGCGATTTTTTCCGCTGGCGTTAACTGGCGTTTCATTTTGGACATGCAACATCCCATATATTGTTCCATTTCATTATAACATAC